AAAATATTCGGTGACAAAAACTTCTCGGATTTATCCCAAGAGATATACGAGAATAACAAGTTAAAGAAAACTCAAATCGACTTGTTAATCCAAGAGGTACATGGTTACATACAAGGTATCGAGGATATCGCTATTGTAGGTCCTATTATTAAGGAACTGATGGATGTTGGTATCAAGAATGATGATAACCTTGTTAAACTAGCAACTCTATATCAAAGAATAATGTCCAAACAACCTATTGACGAAAGTGATGTAGGTTTATTATCTGAAGAAGAAAAAGAACAACTTATGGCTTCTCTCGAAGATGTAGCAGAAGATTTACAGAAGAAAAAAGATGACATTGTTGATATATCCGAGATAAGACAGAAATATGGTGATACATAATGGCACATCATATTAGAATTGATCCTAATTTTGTAAATGAAACAGGAATTCCCAATCAAGATTCATCTATTGTACCGGAATTTACTTTTCATCATGGACATGTCGAGAGGGTTATCAATAGCTTGGATGATTTATCCACCGTACCATTAACTGATGTACCATCGGATGTAAGTCAATTGATATTAATAACACCAACCTTCGAAGGAGTAGTTGGTTCTGGTTATTTAAAAAATACTGTATTAGCACAACCTCTGTTAAGAGGTTTTGCTGATTCAATGACCAGAGGGGATAGTGTTATTTATACTCAAATAGGTAATCTATTTTTTTATTTAGGTCCATTAAATACCACTAACAATCCAAATTATTCCCCTGACCATTATTATAATTCAGAAATGAATCCCAATAGATTGTTTGTTGATGATAGAAAAGATGATTCTAACGGTTATAATATAGATTTTCCAGTAACTGATATAAGTAAAATTACTAAATTTAGAAGTAAAACTTTAGATAAACCATATGATACGGCAGTTGCTGAAGATGGATCATTGGGTGATGAGGAATCTCCATTTTCCGATTTAGTTTTGGAAGGGAGGCATGGTAATTCCATACAAATAGGATCAAGATTTACAAATCCATATCTTTTTATCAAGAATAATTCTGTAAATTCGAATTTAGGTTCTGTATTGGGATTGTTATCATTTGGTAGTTTACAGGAAAATGAAATACCATTTAGTGGATTATCAAGTGACCAAGTTGTTGAAGAGGCAAAAACAAATGAAGAAAGTTATACTGGTTATGAGATTGGTGTTGGAAATGACAGTACAGAAGTTGATGGTATACCTAGACAAGATAGATTTAATATAAATTATGGAAATGTGAAATCAACCCCAGAAGAACAGAAAGAATTTGATCAGATTATTATGTTTTCTGATAGAATAACATTCGATGCTAATGATACTGACTTAACTATGTCTGCTAAAAGAAATATAAATGTAGGTTCTGGTCAAAATATATCAATAACATCTAAAAAGCACACACTTATTCAATCAGAGAATATTTATTTAGGGAAACAATCTAAAGAAAAAACTGAACCTATGGTATTAGGTGAAGAGTTAAGAAAAATATTAGAAGATATTGTTAGTGTGATAAATGGTGCTCATGCACTTGTACAAGGTGTACCAATACCATTAGTAGATGCTGGTGGAGCACCATTAAGACTTTCATCTACAGTTGTAGGTGCTAAACAAAGTATCGAGGAGATATTAAGTAAGTTAGAAATAAGAAAACAAAATGATGATGGGGTTTATCAAGATGGTATAACACCATTTCTCAGTAAACATCATTTCATAGAAATAAACAATAGGGAACAGAATAATGAAGGTTAATAGTTTTAAGAAGTTAATAAGAGATATAATAAGAGAAGAGTTAGATTATAAATTTAATGCACTTGAAAATAAGTTGAATGAAGTGTTAGATAATAATAGATCTAATAGTATAGTAGAAGATACGGCATCACAGCTTAACTCGTCTCAAACTAAAAAAACAAATACTCAATCAAGAGTTCCAACTCCGACATTACCATCAACCAATACTGCACTAACAAAGGATGCAATATTAAATGATATCCTTGCTGAAACAGCAGCAAATGGTGATTGGAAAAAAATAAATGAAGAACCTCAAGTTCAGTCTGTGACGGAAAATACTCAAGGATTACCTGACCATTTGGCAAATGCACTTAACAAAGATTATTCAGAGGTAATGCAAAAAGTAGAAGAGAAGGCAAGGTTTAAGAATGGGGTTTAAAGACGATATATACGATGTTTTTATAGAAAATCTAAACCCTGATAAGGAAAAAGATTTTGAAATGTCACAAGAGGGTAAAGACAAAGTAAAAGTTTTGGCAGATGGATTATCTGAAGCAATAATTAAATTTATTACGGAACAAACTTTCAGAGTAGATAAGCTAAGCATGACTACTGATAAGGTTAAAACAAAACCTATAAAACCTATAATGGGAGTCACGACTGTAGGTGCACCTGGTCCACATACAGTTAATCCTATATCAATACCCGTAAGAGATGTTGCTATATTTAGTATGGGTGTGGATAAAGATGGTGGTGAAAATAGTAATCCAATAGATTCTGGAAAAGCACAATCTAATCTCTCAGAGGTTAGGCTTAGAGATAGTGATGTGAAAAGGACTTATTAATAATGCCAATACTCGATAGAAGAACGAAACAATTTATAGAAGATAAAGATACGAGAGTATCTGTAGGGATAGACTTCCCTTTTAGTAAAATTCCAAATGGTGATGGATATTTCACTACAACTAAAACGACTATTGATTCTGTAAAAAATGATATTAAACTTTTATTACAAACCGAACAAGGTGAAAGAGTTTTTCAACCCACTTTGGGAATTGGTTTAAGACGATTATTATTTGAACAAATGACTTCGGATATTATTATACAAATAGAAAATAATATTGTAGATGCTTTTGAAAGGTGGTTACCATTTGTAGAACTAAGAGACATTCAGGTAAATAATAAATCTGAAAATAATCAAGTTGATATAAACATAGTATTTAATTTAAATAGAACACCTAATTCAATAGAAAGTGTTCAAGTTACATTTGATGGTGGTCCTGGTGGCGCCTCGACAATAACTGATGGAGCTTATTAATGGCATATACTGATAAACAAAAGTTGATACCGACAAATGTTAATTATACAAGTAAGGATTTTAGTACCATAAAGTCTGATTTAATTGAATATACAAAATCTTATTTTCCAGATACATATAAAGATTTTAATGAAACATCACCTGGTATGATGTTAATAGAATTATCAAGTTATGTTGGTGATGTTCTTTCTTATTATATTGATTACAATTATAAAGAGAACCTTTTATCAACTGCAACTGAAAAAAGAAATGTAAGAAGATTGGCTGAGTTTCTTGGGTATAAAACTCCAAACAAAACGCCTTCTGTTGTTCGTTTAAAGGTTACGACAACTGTTGGGGCTAATGATGATGGTCAACCAGCATATGGTGAGGCACCGTCATCGATAGATAGTGGTTTACAAATACAATCAAATGTTAATTCCGAATTAGTATATGAAACAACTAATGAAATAGACTTTACATCAAGTGGTTCAGGAGATCCAGCTGTTAGTGCACCAACTTTAAATTCAGATGGTGAGGCAAGTTCATATACTCTTACACGATATGTGAGAGCTGTATCTGCGGAAACTAAAACTAAATCTTTTACTATAACAAGTCCAACAAAGTTTTTAGAATTAGATTTGGGTGTTGATAATATCGTTGAAGTAATAGATTGTAAAGATGCATCTGGACAAAAGTGGTATGAAGTAGATTACTTAGCACAAGAAAAAGTATTAAAAGAAACACATTATACCAACGACAGTACAAGGGACAATGCTTATGACCAAGGAGATGCTACTGATGATACTTCATCTATACCAATACCATATGTTGCCGAATATATAAAAACAAATAAAAAATTTACAACTAGATTTGATGACGATAGTCAAACTTATAAAATTCAATTTGGTAATGGATTATTTAGGTTTAGTAACTCTGGCTCAAATGTAGATCCTGTAGAACAAGCTGGTGTAACTATTAATGGAACTAATCTTGCTGATGTACCAGGTGCTATAGGTTCTACCATAGGTAATAGTTTAAATCTAGGGGAAACACCATCAAATACTATATTGACCTTTACTTATCGTGTAGGTGGTGGTGCTAATTCAAATGCACAGACTAGTGAATTGACTAATGTACAAAATGCTCCTGATGGCGTATCCATTACTGTAACAAATGATGAACCAAGTGTGGGTGGTACGGATGGTCAAACTGTAGATGAAATAAAAAACAACGCTAGTGCTTTTTTTGCTACTCAACTTCGTTGTGTTACGAAAGAAGATTATACTACTAGAATTCAAAGTATTCCACAAAAATTTGGTAGTATTGCTAAATGTTATGTTGATAGATTAGACGGAGGAACTTTATCCGTTTCTACTCTTTCTTATAATGAAAATAAACAACTTGTACAGACACCACAGTTAGTGTTACAAAATGTAGCTACTTATCTTAATCAGTTTAGAATGATAAATGATATTGTTGACTTTGGATTTACTTTGAATGATATTTTATTTTCCGGATATATTATTAATTTTGGTGTTAGGTTTGTTGTTAATTATGATAGGAGATTTAATCCAACTGAAGTGAAACTTAATGTCATTGATACGATAAAAAGATTTTTTAAAGTTGAAAAGATGTTATTTAGACAATCGATAAATATCAATGATTTACAATATAATATTCTGTCTTTAGATGGTGTAATTGGGATAAATGAATTGACTTTGTTTCAAGATGGAAAACCTGGTGAATATGCAGAAGGTAGACAATTATATTATTATAAAGGTGATGGTGAAATTATAGGAGCTGATAGTACTTATGGTTTTCAATATAACTTCGATGATGCTTTACAAGATGGTATTTATAGACCATCGGTTTCACCCGCAGTATTTGAATTAAAAAACCCTAACCAAGACATATATGGAAAGGTAGTATAATGCATAGATATTTTTTTACAACCAAAGACGCCTTCATCAGTAGTGGTTCAAATCCAATTACAGGTGAAGATTTCACAGATAAAAATACAGGTCAAGACGAAGTTCTTGAACTAAAAAAAGTATTTTTTGATAGAGCATTTCATTATCCAACTCGTGTTTTACTACAGTTTGATACTGAAGAAATAAATAATTATATTACTTCTTCAAATGTTCCTAATGATTATAAATTAAATCTTAGACTTTATGAAACAGAGGGAACAAGTGGGCTAACCGAAGAGTATACAATTGCTGTTTATCCATTAACTCAAGAGTGGGATGAGGGCGTAGGTAAAGAACTTGATGTACCAAAAACAACTGATGGTTGTAGTTGGGAGTATAGAAAAAACAGAGAGGGTGCATCTGAAATAAGTTGGACAAATCCTGGTGGAACTTACACAAGTACTGATGAAGTAACACAATCTTTTTCATCAGAGTCTCCTGATATTAATATGGATATTACAACTCTTGCTAAAAAATGGTTTAGTGGTGATAATACTAATTATGGATTACTACTAAGATTTTCTGGTAGTAGAGAAACATCAAGTGGTAGTTTTGAAGACATCAAGTTTTTCTCAAGACAAACCAACACTATCTACCCACCGAAGATAGAATTGAAATGGGATGACCATCTACCAGCAACTGGTTCAAATACAGGTAGTTTAACTGCATTAGATGTAAGTGGTGATGCTGAAAATTATCTATATCCAATACATTTTAGAGAGGCATACAAAGAGAATGAAACTGTTAAGTTTAGATTTGGTGCTCGTAAGAGATACATACAAAAAAGTTTTACCACATCAGTTCAGACTGTAAGTGGTAGTTTTATACCACATACATCTGGTGCTTATTCTATCATAGATATGGCAACTAATGAATCAGTTGTTCCATTTAGTGCTTATACAACGATGAGTTGTGATACAACCTCTAACTATTTCAAACAAGACTTAAATGCTTTTGAACCTAATCGTGCTTATAAGATTTTGATAAAGGTTAATCATGATGATG